TTGAGCAGCACGGCAGCGAACCTAGTGGTGGCGGCCGGTGATCGTCTCCGTATCCGCGCTGCGGCAACGGGCACGCTTGCCAACACTGTCACGTTCCCGGTTTACATGCTCAACTTCAGCGTTTCGTAATATGTCCAATATCTACCTTCGCCACCCCAGACATGGGGAAAAAATCGCTATCTCATGGATGGAAGCGAGGGAAGATATGGAGCAAGGATGGGAGGAGTTTGACCCCTCTGATCCTGATGAGTCTGAACCCTCGGCGTCGTCAGATGTGGCGGCGCTGGGGGATTCTCAGCATAATGCGTTGAGAACGCGTCGCCGCCGTAAGGAGTAAGTCATGGCTACAACTGCTGCCGATCAAATCAACGGCGCGTTGCGGCTGATCGGGCAGTTGGCCGAGGGTGAAGTTCCCTCTGCGGCCACGTCGCAGGATGCCCTCACCGCATTGAACCAGATGCTTGACTCTTGGAGTACCGAGCGTCTAGCGGTCTATTCGACCCAAGATCAAGTCTACAACTGGCTGCCTAACGTCCGCACTATTACGATGGGGCCGACCGGCACGTTTGTAGCCGAGCGTCCTATCCTGATGGACGATGCCACGTATTTCCGAGACGCCTCGACCAACGTGTCGTATGGCATCAAACTGATTAACAACCAGCAGTACAACAGTATTGCGGTTAAAACCGTAACCTCAACGTATCCACAGTTGATGTGGGTCAACATGACCTACCCGAACGTGGAGATTTACATTTATCCGGTGCCGACCAAGGTGCTGGAATTCCACTTTGTGTCGGTGCGTCCGTTATCGCAGCCCGCAACGCTAGATACTAACTTAGCGTTCCCGCCTGGGTACCTGCGTGCGTTCCGATTTAACTTGGCCTGTGAACTTGCGGCAGAGTTTGGTGTCGAACCTTCTCCGCAGGTGCAGCGCATTGCTATGACTAGCAAGCGCGATTTGAAGCGCATCAACAACCCGGATGACTTGATGGCAATGCCAGCAGCGCTGCTTGTCAACCGTCCGCGCTTTAATATTTTCACTGGGAACTTCTAAGTGAAGACGCCGATTCTCGGATCGTCGTACGTTATCCGGTCGGTCAATGCAGCCGACAACCGGATGATCAACCTTTACCCAGAGGTGATTCCCGAAGGCGGCAAAGAGCCTGCTTATTTGCAACGCTGCCCCGGCTTGGCGTACAAGGCGACTATCGGCACTGGCCCGATTCGCGCCGTGTACTCGCTGGGTAGTTTCTTGTACGTTGTGTCGGGCGAAGAGTTTTATAAGTTAGACGCTGCCTTCAACCCGACCAAGATTGGCGATGTAACGGGTAGCGGCCCCGTGTCAATGGCCGACAACGGCACGCAGATTTTCCTTGCTTGCAATCCTGATGGATTTATCTACAACACTGATACGTTAGCGTTTGTCCGCATCACTGACGAGGATTTTCCCGGCGCAGTGACCGTGGGCTACCTTGACGGTTACTTTGTATTTAACGAGCCGAACTCGCAACGCGTCTGGGTCACGAGCCTATTGGATGGCTTGTCTATTGACCCCTTGGATTTTGCCAGCGCTGAGGGTTCACCAGACGGGCTAGTCTCCCTGATCATTGACCATCGAGAGGCGTGGCTTTTTGGCACGAACTCCGTGGAGGTCTGGTACAACTCCGGCGACGCCGACTTTCCGCTCACCCGCATCCAAGGCGCTTACAACGAGATCGGCTGCATAGCGCCGTACTCGGTCGCCAAGATGGACAACTCCGTCTTTTGGCTAGGCGCAGACGCTCGGGGTCAGGGCATTGTGTATCGAGCCAACGGCTATCAGGGCGTGCGCGTATCCACCCATGCCGTTGAGTTTGCCATTCAGCAATACGGCAACCTTGCCGATGCGGTTGGCTACACCTATCAGCAGGACGGTCACACGTTCTATGTGCTGAACTTTACCGACGCCGATACGACGTGGGTGTTTGACGCTGCGACAGGCGCTTGGCACGAGCGTGCTGGTTTCCGTAACGGCGACTTTAAACGTCATCGCGGTAACTGTCATGCACGCTTTATTGGAGAGCCTATTATTGGTGATTACCAGAACGGCAATCTGTATGCGTTTGACCTAACCGTTTACTCAGACAACGGCGCTACGCAGAAATGGCTACGGTCGTGGCGTGCGCTACCGACCGGCGAGAACAACCTAAAGCGTACCGCCCACCACTCGCTTCAAATTGACTGCGAGACGGGCGTGGGCTTGCAAGGCGTGGATGCCTTTGACCAGTTTGGCTACTTGCTGACGCAAACGCCTGAGTACATCGAAACAGAACAGGTGGCGACCGTTAGCAACAACCCGCCGCCGTGGTATGTGCTGTCGTCCGCGTCGGTTGGCTACACCGTCAACAATCCGATCCTGTCCTCTACCGGCACGGCCTATACCGCTGTTGGCTCGGTGTTGAGCGCAGACGGAATTGTTTACACGCCTGTCTCGGCTGCTAATGGCTACCTGATTGAGTTGGAAGAAGGGCCGGTGGTTACGGGCGTCAACCCACAGTTGATGCTGCGCTGGTCGGATGACGGCGGCCATACGTGGAACGGCGAGCGCACGACCTCAATGGGTCGCGCTGGACAGTACGGCACTCGCGCTATCTTCCGGCGTTTAGGTATGACGGTGAAACTGCGTGACCGCGTGTATGAGATTAGCGGTACCGATCCGGTCAAGGTTGCCATTATGGGCGCCGAACTACAGATTAGCGGTACGGCGTCGTGACGCAGAACATCACGCAAATCCCTGCCCCGCGTGTGCCGTTTATTGACGAGCGCACCGGCCAGATTGCGCGTGAATGGTTCCGCTTTCTCAACAACCAATACCAACTGACGGGTGGCGGCACAACGCAGACCACCATCGCTGACCTTGAGTTGTCGCCGTCGTTGGCGGCTAACGTCGAGGACGAGATTGCCGTAGTTAAGGGTCAACTGGACGATCTGCAAAAAGGGCCGCCACGGTTTGAGCCGGGGCTTATCAATTACGGGTCGTTTTACTCAACACAGACGCAAGCGGCTACCGTCATCAATACAGCCAAAGCGATTACATACAACAATGCCGACCAAGCGTATGGCGTTTACCGTGACCCTGCCGATAGCAGCAAAATTAAAGTAACGAGACCGGCGGTTTACAACGTTCAGTTCTCTATTCAAGTGGACAAAACGTCGGGCGGCACAGGGCGGTTATACATTTGGCCTGCTATTAACGGCACGGCTGTCGCTAATTCGGCGTCGCTGATTCAAATTCAAGGCAACAACGCTGAGATATTCTCAGCGGCTAACTTTTTCCTGCCGTTGTCTAACGGCGATTACTTTCAGTTGTACTTTTCGGTGGATACCCTTAGCGTGCAGTTGGAGCATTTTGCTGCTTCTGCTCCCGTCCCAGCCATTCCTTCAATTATTCTGACCGTTATGCAGGTGTACGTATGACCGTTTACCTTTCAGCCTTTGCAGGAGCCGGGGCGCAGTTCTTTACCGACGACGGCGAAGTCCTGTCGGGCGGAAAGATTTATACCTACGCCGCTGGCACCACAACGCCGACTGCGACCTACACGTCAATTGCCGGTTCCGCGCAAAACTCTAACCCCATCATCCTAACCTCTGACGGGCGACTGCCAGAGGATATGTGGTTGACCGAGGGCGTTAAGTACCGCTTCGTACTAACCGACTCCACGAACGTGCAGATTGGTGAGTACGACGACATTCCTGGCATCAACGACGTGTCTACCGAAACGGTGTCGTGGTCAACGATTACCGGCACGCCGACGACGCTTGCTGGATACGGCATCACCAACGGCATCACGGCAGCGACCGCTGCGGCGACTTATGCGCCGATTGCCTCGCCCACGTTTACTGGTACGCCGTTGGTTCCCGATAACGACACGGTAAGCACTAACTATGCTGTGGGCTATCGAGAAGCCCCGCCAGTGTCAAAGACGACTAACTACGGACTGGTGTTAGCCGACCGTGGTAAGTCGATTTTGATGAACGGCACTAGCCTGACGCTGACGATTCCGGCTAACGCTGCGATTCAGTTCCCGGTTGGAACCGTCATCATTATTGTCAATTTGAACTCCACGGCGCTGTCAATTGCTATTTCTGTAGATACATTAACTCTAGCGAATAGCACCACGACTGGCACGCGTACCTTGGCGCAGAACGGCCTTGCCACCTGCGTCAAGATTGGCAGCACGTCTTGGCTAATCAGCGGAGCGGGATTGACCTAATGAGTGGCGCTACCTTAGCAGCGGCGATTGCAGGCACGACGGGGGGAGCCGGTGCCGGTGTATTCGACTTTTCGTCTGGGTCGGGTAGCGTCACGATTCCCGCCCTTGCCACGGGCGTTACCATCGAGGTGTGGGGCGCAGGTGGTGGCGGTGGCTACGGCACGGTCACGCAGATATTTGGCGAGTTCTTATACGAACCGCAAGAGAACCCCGGCGGTGGTGGCGGCGGCGGTGCTTACGCCAAGACGGTGCTAGTGCTGACTGCCCCAGACGCCGGTAAAACGATTCTGTACACTGTGGGTGCTGCTGGCAGGGGCGGCACTGTAGGCGACGCTGTGGGCGGCGCAGGCGGTCAGTCTGTAGCCTATGCCGGAACCTACGCTCTGCCGGAAATGATCTGTACGGGCGGCTTCGGCGGCTATGGCGGCATCGGCATATTCGGTAGTCAGCAAGGCGCTGGCGGAACGGCGTCAGGCGGCAACACGACCAACACCAACGGCAACGGTGGCGCGGCCTTTACGCAGACCGGAGCCACGCCGATTACCGGTGTGGGCAGCCTTGTCGGCGGCGCTGGCGGAGACGGTGGCGACCCGGTGGAGGGTGGCGCACCAGGTTTGGCTGGGTCAAACGGTCGTGTCCGACTCAAATTTACCTTTTAGGTGACACATGGCAGTTAACGTAAAAGTCCTGATCCCGGCCAAGATTGCCGAGAACACGCAGGTAACCCAATACACGGCTACGAACGTATCGGCCATCATCGACAAGTTCACGGCGACCAACTACAGCGCGTCGGCGGCTACCCTGTCGGTTAACCTCGTGACGCAGTTTGACTCGGCGGGCAACCAGAACTTGATCATTAAGGCCAAGACGCTGCTGCCCTCGGAGACGTATACGTTCCCCGAGTTGGTCGGCCATGTGCTGCAACCGGGCGGGTTTATCTCGACGATTGCCTCGGCGTCGTCGGCTATCAACATCCGATCCTCTGGTCGGGAAATTTCGTGACCGGCCTAGCCGACAATCGAGAACTAGCCTTGCAAGTCGGTTATCAGGCGACCGATTGGAGCACCCCAGTTCCTTTTGAGGCGTATGCAGAAGCCCTTAAAGATTGGGATGTTAAGGCCATAATTCGGGATGACAAATGTATTGGTGCGGCGTATTTTAACGGCGACGAACTGCATGTTTCGGTACTGCCGGAATGGCGCCGTAAATGGGCAACCAAAGGCATCTTGTCGAAACTATTTGCAAAAGATCGTATTACGACAAAGGTAACTCCGGGGCATGAATACATGCACGGCGTATTGGAAAGATTGGGATTCGTTCAACACGACGGCATGTTCGTAAGAGGCCATTAACATGGGCATCGAAACAGCAATTATCGGTAGTGCTTTGGTGGGCGGCGCAGCCAGTATGTCAGGCGCTCGAAAGGCATCTAAAGCGCAATCAAAGGCGGCTGATCAAGCAGCGCAGTTACAACGCGAGATGTTTGAAAAGCAGATGGAACTGCAAGAGCCGTTCCGTCAGGCTGGCATTACCTCGCAGAACGAATTGATGCGTTTGCTGGGTATTGGTGGCGATACGGCGGCGGCTGACTACGGGATGCTAACTCGCGGCTATCGACCGGAAGACCTGCAAATGGACCCCGGCTATGCGTTCCGATTGTCTGAGGGCCAGAAAGCACTGGAGCGATCTGCTGCCGCCCGTGGCGGATTGCTCTCTGGTTCCATGCTCAAGGGCGCACAACGCTTTGGGCAGGAGATGGGTTCGCAGGAATATATGAACGCGTTTAACCGCGCTCAGGCTCAGTTGGGCACCCGCCTTGGAACGCTTGGGAGTCTGTATGGCGCTGGTCAGGCTTCTGCCCAACAGATTGCCGGGCAAGCCGGTCAAATGGGCGCCAATGTCGGCAACCTAATGAACCAATCTGCTCAGGCTCGTGCATCTGGCTATATGGGTCAGGCTAACGCTTTAAGCAACGCGCTCGGTCAGGCTGCAATGGGATATGGAATGTATAAAGGTGGCTACTTTGGTTCGCCCGGCGGCAGCGCCGGAACTGGGTATGTTCCACGCGGATCGTTGACGGTAATTAATCCGTATGTTCCGACCACCACTCCCGTAACTTTGCCCGCACCTCCGGGGTTCTAACATGGCAGTCATAGGCGCAACCCAAATCGAACCAGTCAACATTCTTGGCTCGTATGTGCAGGGTCGAGAACTTGGCCGTGCCAATCAACTTGCACGCCAGCAAGAAATGGAACGTGCGTTTGAAGTAGAGCAGCAGCAGAAGATTCAAAACGCTCTGGCTGGCGGGCTGGACATTAGAACCCCAGAAGGGCAAGCGGCGCTAATGAAATTTGGCCCGCAAGGCCTTGCTATGGCTGCCCAAGGCGCACAGTTGGGCCAATACGATTTTCAGGCTAAACAAGCAGAACGAGCCGCCGCAAAAGAAAGATTGGGTGAATTGATTGGGATATTGCGATCCGGCGAAAAGGATGATGCGTCTTACGCTGCTGCTTATCAAACAGCGCAGGCTCGCGGATTTGATATGACAGGGGTTCCGACAACTCGTGACCCGGCTTACATTCAAAGCCAGTTGCAATCTTTGATTCCTTTGCAAAAGCAGTTGGAACTCGAAATAAGCGGAAGAACAGCGGACATTCAGCGCCGCCAAATTGAACTTGCTGAACGCAAGCAAACTTTTGAAGAGCGCGGCGGTGTTGGTGGAATGGGCGGAGAAAAACCGCCGCAAGGCTATCGCTGGACAGAAGATAGAAAAGGTCTTCAGCCTATTCCGGGCGGTCCTGCGGACACCAAAAACCAGCAAAAGGTTAGTGAATTAGAAGGTGGCAGAGAGGAAGTTAATACTCAAGTTGCTACGCTTCGAGACTTTTACAAGCGATTAGACGAAATGAAAGCGATTACTAGCGTGAGAAGAAGTCGCACTGAAAATATTCGCGCTGCCGCTGAATCGTCAGAACTTGGGCAAGCCGCTGGTCGTGCGGTAGGGTCTGAAGCACAATCTATTAGAAATAGTATTAAACAACAACGTCCATTGTTGTTGCAGGCTATTAAACGCGCAACTGGCATGACCTCTAAACAGATGGATTCTAACGTTGAATTGCAGTTGTATTTAAGCGCTGCGACCGATCCAACTTTAGACATTGATGCTAACTTGCGAGCATTAGAAAACTTAGATCGGCTTTATGGTCTTGGTGAGGCTGGCCCAAGCAAAGGCGGTCCAACATCGCGTGGCCGTGGTTCGCCAAAACCGGCGTCCAACGTTGACGCGCTTTTAGAAAAGTACAAAGAATAGAGGTCGCCATGACCAAACTGGAAAGGCTTGAAGCCGCTCTTGTTAAAGCCGATGCAGCCGGAAATGCGGATGACGCTCGTGCGCTTGCCGCTGAAGTTCGTCGCCTTCGAACGGAACAGGCTTTTGGTATGCCCTCTGAGCGCCGTCAACCGGAAGACAGGTTTGTTGGTGTTGGCCGCGAGGTTGGCCCAGCGATGGCAATGCTTGATGAAGAGGGCAAGCGGCAAGCATTAGAAACAGGGGCTTTAGGCGCTTTAGGTATTGCGGTCGGCCCTGCCTTCGCTGCTGCTACTCGTGGTGTCGGAGCGGCGATTCCGGCGTTACAGCGCTTTACTCAGCCCTTGGCTGCCTCGTTTGAAAGCGCTGGCTTGCGAACTGGGCTTTCGCCTCAAACCCCTGCTGTTGTTAGTGGCACAACCAGAGCGGTTGGTGCTGCGTTGCCAGCAGGCACGGCGGCAGAGATAGCCGAACCCGGTTCGTTTGAAGAAGGCGCCGCTCTCGGTCTTGCCACGCCTGTTGTTATTAAGGCTGCCAGTAAGGTAATGGCGCCAAAAGGCCCAACCACACGAGCAGTTCAGAAGGCTTCGCAAGAAAAGTATGGCGAAGTTGAGAAGGCGAATGTTCGCATTAAACCAACGGCTTTTAATGCTTTGGCTTTGCGGCTTCAGAAAGTTGCAGACGATTTAGAGTTTATTCCCGAAAGCCACATGGGCGTTCAGTCCGCCTTAAACTCATTTGCCAATCAAGCGTCCAAGAATGAAATGGTCAACTTAACCAAGTTGGATAAGTTGCGCCGGGTTGTTGCTAGAAAGGCTGCTGCTCGTGGCGGAGAACAGGGCCGTATTGGCGCGGCCATGGTTACTGAGATCGACTCGTTTATTAACAACACTGTTCCGAAGGCAGTCGTTCAGCAACTAGAGACGGCTCGTGACTTATGGGCCAAGATGACGCGCAGCAAGGTAATTGAAAATACCCTTGGTGCCGCGCTGCGATCTGAGCGAGAGCCTGCTACAGCCATTCCTAAAAAGTTTAAGGAGTTGGCGGAATCTCCGTCTAAGCAGTCCACATTTAGAAGTTTTAGCCCAGAAGAGCAGGAACTTATTAAGAAGATTGGCGATGGAAGCATTACGATGAACATGCTCCAAGCGCCGTCTGCTTTTGCTCCGCCTCGAATGAGAGACGTACTGAGCGAAAAGGCTTTGTTGCCTTCTGCGTTGTTGACGGCTACTGGTGCGGCAGCCAGCCCCGGCGCCGCCATGTTAGCGGCGATGACAGGTTATGGCTCAAGACAATTTGCAAATCGCTTGGCACAAACGCAAGCAGAGCGATTAGCGTTGCAAGTCAGAATGGGTCGTGCGCCTCAACAATATGTGTTTGAGCCGCAAATCTTCCCACAAGTATTGCCTACCTACGCTGTCAACGAGTAATTGGAGGCCACATGCTGCAAGGCGCACTCAAGTCTAAGACTGTTTGGTGGAATGTCTTGCTGGCCGTCCTCGGCGGCCTTGAACTTGTAGGCGGTCACATGACCGTGCTGTGGGGGCAGGAAGTGGCTGCGGCGATCCTAATGGTCGGCGCTCTGGCAAACCTCGTGCTGCGGGCTGTCACCACGCAGGCGCTTTCGGAGAAGTGACGTGGATTATCAGGCGGCTTTTAACATTGCGATGGCAGTTGCAGCAGCGTTTGGCGGTTGGACCTTGCGCTCGATTACGACGAGCCTAGAGAACCTTCAGCGCGACCACAAAGAGATGATGCACCAATTCGTGCGCCGCGATGACTACAAGTCCGCCTTAGAACGTATTGAGCAAATCCTGACCCGCATCTGGGATAAGTTGGACGAAAAGGCCGACAAGTAATGAACATGCAGAAGATTGTCGATATGTTGTTCCCGGTGTTGTTGGCCGCTGTAGGCTGGCTGCTGTCGGAAATCACATCGTTCAACAATCGCCTGATCGCCATAGAAGGCAAGATGCCCGCCCTGATTACGCCAGAGGGCGTACCAACGGACAGCCCCATTAGCGCCGCTAATCGCCAGAAACAGAAAGAAGAGTTGCTAGATAAAATTTACGACCTGCAACTGCGGGTCAAATTGCTTGAGGAACGCAACAAATGATGACGATGATTAGCACGTTCCTGTCTTTCCTCGCAGGTGGACTGCCTAAGATCCTTGAGATCTTCCAAGACCGGCAGGACAAGAAGCACGAATTGGCCTTGGTTGCGGCCCAAAAGGAGCGCGAATTAGCCCTCGCAGAGCGGGGGTTTATCGCGCAGGCACGGGTTGAGGAAATCAAGTTAGAGCAAATCCAGACGCAGACGGCAGGCGAGGAACGCCAAGCCCTGTACCAGCACGATATGGAAATCGGCAAGGGTGCCTCGCAGTGGATGATC